GTCGTCGCCGTGCAGCTCGTTGCTCGTCACCGTCGTATACGTCGGGATGGCGGTGATGGTGCTGAGCAGCCCTAACGCCTGCTGGCCGCCCGGGCCGTTGATGAAGCCGTTTTCTTCAGGCACGCCGAACTTGTAGGCCAGGTTATCGCGCACCCACGCCTCCACGTCGAACCCTGACGCGCGCAGTAGCGTATTGGAGACCCGGATGCCCTTCGCCAACGGGTGAGGCGTGAGGATCCGTCCCCCGAATGGCTTGACCGTGTCGAGGCTCCCGGTCGAGATCTCGCTCGTCCAGGTCGCATCGCTCAGGTCGCTGTCCTGTGTCGGCGTGACGCTCGACCCGCCCGGGATGGGCGGCAGAACCCGGCTGATGCGCCGCATGGCCTGCACCTCGCGCTGCTTGGTCAGCAACTCCGTGCGGAACTGCGTCGCCAGCAGCGCGCCGCCGGCCGTGAAGTCATCGGCGGCCAGCGCCTTGACCTCGCTGCCCACGGCCTGGAAGCCACCCTCGGCCAGCAGTTTGATTTCGTCGCCGTTCAGACTCTGCGTCCCGTGACGGAAGAATTTGTTCAGCGCCGTCTTCTGCGCTTTGGTGCGCTCTGGGTCGGCGCCACCCGCGCCCTGACCTGCCTGCGGGGTCGGCAGCCGAGTCGCCGGATCGTTCAGCAGCGCGTCGGCAGCCACCAGGCGCTCCAGGCGCTTGGCTTCCTCGGTCTTGGCCTCCACCTGGTCGAGCAGCTTATCCATCTCCCCTGTTTTCTCCTTCGGGATCTCCTTGCCTTCAAACTCCTTCAGGATGGCCTGCGCCTGTTGATACAGGGTGTTGGCCTCGTCGTACAACTTTTTGATTTGGACTTTCATGGATCACTCTCCTAATGGATGTGTACCAGCGAGAGTGCTACCTGTGCGGCTCTCATTTTTTGCTTCAGTGCCGAGTGCGCCTTGTCAGGCTCCGGCTCGGCGGCTGCAAGTAGTGTGTTCAATGCTTCCAGAGCGGCCTGCACCGCTGCCAATGCCGAGCGCGCCTTCTCTACGCTGGCCGCGCTCAACACGCGGCCCACTTTCAACTCGTGCGTGATGACCTCGAGCGTCTCGAGGTACGCCTCCACACCGGCTTCCTCTTCCCACGGCGCCGTGCGGTCGAATTGGTGATAGTGGCCGGCGATATGCCGCCTGACCCCCGCCATGTCCGCTTCGGGAATCGCAATTGGCGTCCGCGCCCCCATCATGGCGCCCGCCGCCGCCTGACAGCCTCTCAACACCACTTTCCCATCCGGCAGGTGATGCGGCAGCTTATAGGATGACTTCGAGTCGGGGTCGCCATCATCATCCATCCAGGCGTGCATCATGCGTAGTTGGCGTGCGCCTTCCGCCGCGCCCACCGCTGCGGCACCGTCCCAAGCCAAGTCCTCGTCGGCCTTTGGCGAGGTGTGCGGCGCGATGGCGCCTTTCGTCAGCGGCGCCAGTAGCCTCCGCCATTCGTCGTCCAGAAATTGTGACGGGTTGCGACCGCTCAGATAGGACTTGATGGCATTCAGTTGGGTCAGGGGGTTCATGCCCAGCGGGACGGGGGAGATTTCATAGAGCTTGACTTCGCGCAGGTGGCGGACGTGATCATCCGCATAATCGGCCTTGATCGTCTCGTAACCGAACGAGCCTTCGGTCAACGCGCCGTCCTTCATCAACGGCCATGCCACCTCACCCGCCCAGAAAGAGTCGAGCGTCAACCGGCCCGCCGCGAAGAGTCCCACAGCGTCCTCGTTCAGCACGCTCGGTGCAGGCCCCAGCAGCTTGTCCCAGTCGTGGGCGTAGAAAACCTTGACGCGCTTCCCGCGCTCCTGGATCGTCTTCAGGAACATTCCAGGATGTGAAACGTCCCCGCCGTCGTCCTGATTATTGAACACGGCGAAGTGGCCCTCGTACTCCCCCTTGTCGCCTGCGGCCTTGAACTCGGTTGGCGTCGCTTTGTATTCCATCGTTGCCTGCCAGAAATAAAAAGAGCGGCCCACCCGGTGATCCGGGTAGGCCGCTCGGTGAGCGTGAAAATTAGATTATGCGTAGAGACGTTCCGGCGGAACGTCTATGGCAAAAACACCCAGCCAATCCAGAAAAGTTTTATCCAGACGCCCGGCAGCGTTCCAACTATGAGAAACAGTAGAAACCACGTCAGCACCACAGCCAGCCGCCTGGCCTCTGGAGTGGTCTCGGGCCTGAGGCGCTCGACTGGAATTCTTGCCGAGCTATGGATATTGATGTGGTCGCCCGGTACACCTGTTTTCATCACTCGACTCTCAGCACCCCCGCCGGCTGGCCGTTAGCCCACCAGCGGAAGCCCGTGCTCTCCTTCAGCAGCGTGATGATAGCATTTTCCTGACACCGGCGCAATAGGGCCAGGAACTGGAGTACCAGTCGCCGCTCCTCCGCCGTCCGCACCTCCACCGGCGGGGGGATATAGATCGTCGGTGCGGCCACAGCCGTCAGCGTCGTCTCCATTACGGCATATTTCCCGCCAAAGAGAAGCCAATCCAAGTAACGGCAACCAGCCCGATCAAAAGAAGGATGATTCTCCCCCAATAAATATCCACACAGGTATAGCGGTGTTCATCCAGAGTGTGCCAGTTGAGAAAACGTTTTAGGAGATTCAATTCGACCTCGCCTCACGACCCCAACTCATCCGCAATCTTGATCACCAGATACCCGTCGTTCGGAAACGTCTCCGGCTTTGCGCCCGAGAACGTCACCTGCCACTCGGCCTCGTAGACCCCGGCCGTGTCAACGTCGGCGGCCACCCAAGTATACGAAACCTTACCCTTGTTCGCCACCTGATTGGCGTCAACTACCGCCGCCGCATTAACCTTCGCCGTTGCGGCTCCCACCCGCCGCATGATGAATTTGCACGTGGTGCCGGTCAGGTCTACCGCCGCGCCCGCTGCGTCTTTGAGTGTCCTGATGATGATCGGAAGCAGGTCACCCTTCTTCAGCACAAAATCGTAATTCATGCGTCGGCGCCTGTCCTTCCTGTATCACCCACCGCAATTGTCTGTCCAGAATCACCCGCCGTCATTGTTCGTCCCGAGTCACCCACCGCAACCGTCGGCCCGACAATGTAGGGTGGTGAAACGGCGGCGCCCTGCTCGGCTTCGTGCACCCCGCTTGCCAATTGCGCCCGGCCCGTCAGCGCCTCGAAGGCACCTGCAAGGGGCAGCGTCGTCGTCGTCAGCCACTCGTAGGCGCCCACGCCACTGCCGGCCAGGGTAATTCCAGACTCGTACACACCAGCGCGCGCAGATATGAGCGTCCCCGCTGCTTCATGCTCGCCCGTGGCCGAGTCGACAATGCCAGCCAGTGATTCATAAGCATTCAGCCCTGACTGGGACAGGCCCAGCAGCGCCTCGTACTCCCCGGCCAATGCGCGCGCCAGCGCAAGCAAGGATTCGTGTGACCCGATGCGCACTACCAGTAGCGTGCCGCCGGCCTCGTGATCGCCTGACGCCTGATATAGTACAAGTACAAGCGATTCGTGAACACCCTGCCCAGCGGTTGCCGAACTTGACAGACTTTCGTGCCCACCACCCACGCTGGAGATAAGCACAAGAAGCGATTCGTGTACGCCCGACCGCACCAGAATGACCGTCCCGCCTGCCTCGTGCTCGCCCGTCGCAGAATTAGCTACCCCTGCCAGGGCCTCGTATACGCTCTGGATTGACAAGGACACACTCAGCAGACTCTCATGTGTCCCGGATACCGCCAGCAACAGCGACGCCAGCCCCTCGTGTACACCCTGCGCCGCGGGCACAAGCCCGGCCAATGCCTCATACTCACCAGCCAGTGCGCGAGAGACAGCCGTCTCTCCCGCCGCGCTCAGGAAAAATGCGCGGCGCCGTGTTCGAAATGGGACATGGATAATACGGACTGGCACTTACTCTTCCTCGACCCAGATCGTGCCGCAGAATGTCATGTCGTCGGCCAACGTGGTCTGGAGCCTGACGAACATCCCCTCCCCCTGCTTGGCCTTAGGAGCGAACCGCTCGTCGGGGTACCACATCTCATACGGTGTGTTGCGGTTGTTCCATCCAATCTCGTCCAGAATGTCTGTTGCTCCCGTCGTCGTTGCCACCGTCGTGTTATTTGTCTCCGAGGTGAAGCCGGGTGCGGCGTCTGCGGAGTCGGGCGACTCGGGCACGCCGGCCGCGCCACCTGAACCACTCGTGATAGCCACCCCCAGTCGGATGATGCTCACACGCAAGCCCTCCTCGGCGGTGTCCCCCACCTCTGTGATTTGGCCGAGCCGTATGCCGCGCAACTTGATCGGCTTATCGTCGGCGGGCAGGACTTCCCACAGATCGGTATCCCCCCCGGCGGCGGTGACGGTGCCTGTCCAGGGAATTGAATAAATGCGTCCCATCAGGTTGTCCTCCATTGGTAAAGTGTATGGCGCTGGAATGGTGGCGGGGCCTTCGCAGCCGCGAAGGCGGCCCCACCGCTAAATTGTGGCGGCATCGCTCCCCACGCCACCGGCGGCATGTCCTCGTCAGTCAGCGTCCCGCCCGCCGTCGCGTTCAGGACGCCCGCATAGTCCTTGAGCCGCTCCGTCGCCCCGTTCAGACACGGCAACCAGCGCACCAGGTTGGCATATCTTCGCGGGCGGATCGTCCACTGTTCGGCCTGGATTTCGGCCAGCGTCAGCGCTGCATTCCAGATTTTGATCCCAGCGATCCGGCCATCGTAGGGGTCAGAGTTGCTCGTCGTTAATGCGCCGAATTCCAGGCGTGTCTCTGTGGCGGGGCTTGGCGATGAACCCGAATGCGTGACGTCCGAGGCCGCCAGAGGCGTTGCGATGGCGACCACGTAGCCTGTGCGCGTCGTCACCGCCGAGCGCACCCCGGCCACGAAATACCACGTATTCGCAGCCAGGTTGAGGGCACCGCGCGTTTCTGAATAGGCATTCTGCGTCGCGATGAGCAGGCGCGTATTTGTGCCGTTGTTTTGGATGTCCCAGATGTCATACTCTCCCGTTGTTGGATTGTTGTCGTTGAGGGAAAATAACGTCGCATACGCGCCGCTGGCCGGCAGCGCGGCGGGACGGATAAACGCGCACCAGGAATAGTTCGCGTCCCGGTCGAGGAGACTGGCTGTCCAGAGCAGGCGGTCGGCGGCGGCGGCGAAACGGACAGACATTTAGGCTCCGTCGCGGGACTCAATTTCGGTCACGTAGAAATCGCCGGTGGCGCTGTCGGTCGAGCCTGTGCCGTCGGCGTCGCGCCCGAAGCGGATACGATACTGATCTCCCGCCGCCATCGAGTCGGCATTGGTCAGTGTGATCGTCGTGCTGAACGGGAAGCCCGCCGTACCGGGAACCGCCGCGCTCGTCGCATAGTTTTCAGCATCATAGGACTCGGCGGCGTCCAGGTCTACTGCATCCCCCGGCGTAAAGGCTTCAATGGCGGCACGCAGACCCACAGTATTAGCGACGGCAGAGGCCATGAAGCCCTGTACGACCAACGTAAGCGCGCCAGTCAGGCCCTGCGGCGCGACGCCCTTCAAGACGCACAGCTCATCGGTAGCCGCATCAAAGGCCAGCACCAGCCGGCCATTCACGACCGTCAGTTGAGGGATGACGGCTTGATTCTCGAACGTCACCTGTTCGGCTGACCAAACAGCCCGCGTTGCCATCAGTCCACCTCCCCCAGCAGCCGCCGGATGTAGTCCACGCCCCGCCGCATGGCCGCGACCGCCAGGAACAAATCGGTTTTCATATCCGCCGACAACGCCGAGCGCATCGCCACGATCAACGAGCCGTTGTAGCCAATGGTATCCGGCGATACGTTGCTGCCGTGCGCGTCGATCCAATCATCCGTCGTTGTGACCGCGCCCGTATTGGCGGTTGGATTATAGAGATCGAATTTGGAAAAGGAGCACGTCGCTCGCTCCGCGGACCACTTCCGCATCAGCCCGCGCCAGATGCGCGTCCGATCTGCAATCGAGAGGGTTGCCATATCAGAGTCCTTTCGATGTTCGGCGACTCAAAACACAGGCGCCGTCCAGCGCACGACCGTGCCGCACTTCGGACAGGACGTCTCGTGCGACTTGCCATCGAACGGATGGGACAGGATCACCTCATTCCAGTCCTGACCGCACCGCTGGCGGCTGGTCGCATCCAGCGCCCGCGCCTCGTCCAGCTGCCCGTCCGCCAGCAGCTTGGAGATTGTCTCCCGCGCCCCCTCGACGAGAGGGCCTCGGCAGCGGCGCTCGATGGCGCGGACAATCTCCTCCGACGATCCCCGATCTAGTCGGGGATGGCCCAAATCGAGCTCACCTACATCCGCCGCCGTGACGGTCACCTTCTCCCATGGCTGCGGGTCAGTATCATGTGTTAGTTTCTTTGCCATCGTTGCCTCCTCTGTATCTCTCTCTACTACACCGACGTTCCCGAAAGCTCCAGCGTATAGGTGTTGCGGATGGGACTGTCGGCAGCGAGCAGTTCCTGTGCCACCCACACGCCAATGCCCGAGGCCGCCTCCAGCGTCGTGCCCGGCACAGACTGGCTCACGTTGTCATCCACAAATGTGATGCCACCCGGCGCAGCCAGGCGGTTGGCAACGGTGGCCGTGTCGTTTTTCGATGCCGCCAGCCCGATTCTGATACGGGTAGCCGGGTCGGCGGTGAGTCTGACCGCCGCAGTGTTTAGCGTCAGACTGCCATGGTTGTTCAGCCAAAATGTTTTCTCGTAGCGGCTGACCGCGCCGGCCTGGCTGGCTGCGTTTTGGAACAGCATCGAAACGCTCGTCCTGTTTGGACCCAGCGTGGCACGGGTCGCACCTCCCGCACCCTGGCGCACCGTGATGGTGCGGGTGCCATCGGACGCGCTCAGCACCACACGCTGGATGCGCTCGAAGGTCGTCGCACCGACAACCTCGGTGGTCCCGTTGAGCACCAATGCTTCGGAGACGATGGCGCCGGCTGCATTGCGGCCCGTCACCGTCGCCGTGCGGGTGTCGGCGCCATCGGACACAACCGCAATCACACTGTTGGCCGTCAGCTGCGTGAACTCGGGTTTGTTCGCCGCATCTCGCGCCCCGCCGGACGTGGTGACGTCGTCCGTCGGGCGGCTGGCCGCCCCCTGTAAAAGTAGGTCAGTGGTCGCAATTGGCATCTCAGCCTCCTAACTCTCAAACCAGGGCGCGAACGCGCGCGTGCAGTTGTGTGTTACAATGGTGTTGGCAAGAAACCAACCCTGCTCAGTTTCGAGATTATAAACATGACCGACATACCAGGCAGACTCAACGTGAACGACTTGATCAAGCTCTATCAAGGCGGCACATCTGCTATCCAGTTGGCTAAGCGGCTCAACGTCTCCGATTGGAGTATTAGGAAATGTCTGACGACTGCCGGTATCAAGCTGCGGAATCGAAGTGAGGTCAACGCGCTCACTCGGCAACAACATCCCGATTGGGCCGACGCGGCCCATGTCGCCGCCCGCGGGAGACGACAGACCTGGAATGAGATGTGCCAGAAGGCCTTGGCTCAACAACTTTCCGTTACGCATACGACTCCCATGGAGAACGCGCTCGCGGAAGAGATCAGACAGCAAGGGTGCGCGGTCATTCAACAATTGGCGATTGGCCCCTACAACGCAGACATCGCTCTTGGCTCCGTCGCCGTGGAAGTCTGCGGGAGACATCCGAATGGACTCAAATCCGGCAGCCTCAAACGCCTGCGCTACATCGGCAATGCTGGCTTCTCGGTAATGTTCTGTGTTATCTCCAGCAAACGAAAGCACTACCCCATACCGCTCTCTCGGTATGCTGCACACATAATCTCCATTGCGCAGAAGACCAGCCACAATCCACCCCTGCGGGGTCAATATTGGGTGGTTTCTGGTGACGGAAAGATTTTTGCCGGAGGCAGTACGCAAGCGCACGATCTCTCCCTCGTAGTGCCTCGAATAGCTACCTATCGACCGAGGGGCCAGGACGGGCGTTTCCGGTAAACAGCACTGCGGATGCTCTAATGGATGCTCTTCGGCCCACGCCAGAGTCTGCGTCGTCCCGTTCACCCGCGCGCATTCCGC